TACTGGTTTTGCCCATACATACCAACTACCAGTAGCGTTTCTTTGTTTAACAATAACTAATTCAGGAGCTACACCAAGGTTATGGGTTACTGTTTGAGTAGTTCCATTGCCTGTATAACAAACCTCATCAAAAAATCCTGGTCTGCGAGCAAACATATAATTTATATAATTATAGCCATCACCATTTGTTGCTGTATAACCAATAGACGGAAAAGAAACGCCATCTGAACCCATTTCTGTTAAAAAATTAATAGATGTATTTTCTGCATTTGTATAAGCAGTTGATAATCTATATCCGTTGCCACCACTTCTTAACCTGTCAAAGAAATTAAAAGACCAATCTACACTTCCACCACTACCTCTGTTTTTTGTAAGCATGGAATCTGGTGCAAAACCTAATCCAGTAATTGAGGCAACATCACTTGTTCCAGCTCTAGCTACAGGCTTAAACACAGTAGTAGCATCTGTAGGCACTTTCATTGGTCTACGAATTGCCATGTAAATCCAATCATATCCAGCGGCATTTATTGCGCCACTATAGTTTGTAACTGTAAACCCAGTAGCTGTAGGTATTATTACTGAGTTGGTAAAATCATTTTCAGCAGAGGATGTATTTGGTGATAACGATACGCATCCTGTGTTTGATGCGCCACGCATTACATCTATTACATACCAGCCAACAGCAGCAGTCGCACATTTAACCATTACATATTGTGGCTCATATCCAAGATTTATATTAATATTAGACCCTGTACCAGCATAACTACCGCAACTAATTACATTATCTGTTCCTGTTGTGCCAAATCCACCAGCGTTATGGGCGAATAGGTAAGCTACATAAGTTCCTCCACTAGCGTTTACTGTAGCATTATTGCCTAATGTAAAAACTGTGGAAGTTGGGCGAGTATTATTCCAACGACTTGCATCAAAATTTTCTGCTTGTGTTTTATTTAATACAAGAAAAACTTGTTCTGGGTCACCATAAGTAGCATTAGCGCCAATACTATAAACTTGCCAATCTGCGGCTGTATCAGTCCGTTTAACAATCATCATTCCTGGTACAGAGCCAAGGCTATGGGATACAGTTCTGCCAGAAGTCCCATCACCAGTATAAGTAACTACATCAAAAAATTTAGGTTGTTTACGGAATGACCAAGAAACATAATTTTCTGTGTCTGTATTGTAATCAACATCAGCACCAATGGTAAATCCTGTAGAATTAAAAGCTGTTAATCCTGTGCTTTCGGTTGCTTCTGCTGCGGTTGAATTTGACGCAAGAGATTTTGTTGTTCCTCTTACTGTATCTGTAAAACGATGACCTGTTGTATTGCTTCTATTTTTAATCCAAGTAAGACCACCTTTACCAAACAAATCTATATTATTTGTAATAGTTTGAGAAGCGCCTGTACCTGTATATAAATAGGTGCTAAATACATCTTCAATGTAATTGAATGAAGCAGAAGGCTGACTTCCTGTCTTAGTAGCAGCACTAAACATTAATAGTTCAATCCAAAAGAGTTGCCGTAAGTATTTGTACCATCTTGGAAGAAAGTAAAGATGTCATATTTACCGCTTGCGGATGATGCTGTAGGTACTGTGCCACCTGGCCATTTAATTGTAGAGCCACCAGCCCAAGTCAATGTAAACGCACCTGAGTAAGTAACAATAATTACAAAAGACTTACCAGCTACAGAGCTAGGCAATGTAATTGTGCCGTTAGCGTTGAGACTTAATTTTTGTACTGTGCCGTTAGCTAAATCTACAGTAAAGCTAGAGCCAGCAGAAGGAGCATAAAGCGTTTCTATATAGTTAGTTACAGTAGGGTTTGTAATGCTAGGCGTTGTAGCCAAAGCAACAACAGTACCGCTACCACTAGTGGTATAACTTGTTCCCCATGCGCTACCTGTAGAGTTGCCAATACCAGCGCCAGGATAAGTCATTGGGGCTGTGTTTGTAACAGTAATAGAACCACTAGAAGTTACAGGGCCACCACTTACTGAAATACCTGTGCTTGCAGTTAAATTGACTGAGGTTACAGTACCAGAGCCTTTACCATTAAAGGTATTCCAATCTGTGCTAGTTAAATAACCGCTTACTGATGTTGTAGCGGCAGGCATACTAATAGCAGGAGTATTACCACCACTTGATACTACGGGGGCTGTGCCTGTAACGCTAGTTACTGTGCCTGTAGTTGGAGTTGTCCATGTAGGTGCGCTTGTGCCTGCGCTTGTTAATACTTGACCACTTGTGCCGACTGCACTTAAAGCTAAAGCAGAAGCTGTTGAATATGGTATTGAACCAGCAGAAGCGGTCAAGCTTGCGTTTGTGCCGCCACGATTTAATGCAATATTATTACCATTCCAAGTTGCTGAAGTAATAGAACCTGGGTAATCTAAAGTGTTAGTAGACCAAGAAACATTTGAAGGACTTTGGTCATGCCTATCCCAAGAACCAGCAGAAGTTGCATTAGACAATAATGTAACGCTAACATAACCGCCAGAAGGAATAGAAACAACTAAAGTATTAGAGTTGTTATTAACTGTAATTGAACCGCTAGATTGATTGTTATTAAATGTATATGCCGTTCCATTGACAAGCGTAGTGGCATCAGGCAATTTAATCGTTTGACCGCCTGAGCCTGTAATTGAATAATCTAATGGTGATGCAACAGTTAAAGTTGTTGTACCGCCTGTTGCCGCAATAGTTTGTAATGTATTTAAAAAAGCATTGGCGGAAACATTTGCATTAGCATCTTGATATACAGCTTTACCAGCAGGATAATCACCAAACACATATAAAGTGCCTGTAAAGCTGACCAAAGCATTAGCGTTGCTGGATGAAAGCACAGTATCACGGCTAAGTGTTCCTGCGCCTACAGTACCAACGCCTACTTCCCATTGCGTACCGCCAGCGTTGTAAATAGTGTAATAAGTTGTATTTCCGTTGCCGACTGCTGAACTAAAAGTCTGAAACTGCGTAACAGCGCCAGCAAGCGTAAGTGTCCCAGTACCTGTAGTAATACTTGTTTCTTGGACTCTATCTTTAAGAATTAGCGCCATGATTTACCTTAACTGTTAGCTCGGATGATTGTTCCTGCTGTGATGCTGACTGTCTGACCTGATGCAATAGTCGTAGTATTGAGGTTCATATCAGCGCCTGAAGTGCCTACTGAGCCATCCATTACAACTGTCGTGCCATCAGATTTAACTATACGAAAGAATGTCGCTGTACTTGATGCTACTGCTGTTCCGCTAGTAACTGTTCCTAATGTAATCGTACCGTTTGAATCTGTACCAAAGCTACCAGCGATGGGTAGGCTAACTAATAGGGTTTGAGTAGAGATAGCAGTATTAGCGTTAGTTGGCTGAGTGCCATCGTATAAACGAATGATTGAGCCAGAGCCAGCATAGGTGATTAGACCTGTTTGCTGGGCATCTCTAGTGCCGTTTGAGTATTTTAAGTTTGATGCCATTATCTAACTCCTACAATTTTACCGTTTTCATCACGAATAACAGTCTTAGGTTGATTTAGTTTATCGTGGATAGCGGCAATCATTTGCGCTAACTGTTGATTCTGTTGCTGTAGGTTTTGAACTACAGGCTCTAGCGGATGTTGTGTCATGTCATACCCCATTGTGTCCTGCAATAATTTTGCAGTTTCTATATTGCGAATGTAAGCTTCTGAACCGTCATCCAACCCTTGATTAATCCTAGCGGTTTCAATTTTAGTCGCATTATCAAGGTAAGCCAAGAGAATGTCCCTGTTATTGGTCATTTCAGCTTCTTTAGTATTGCGTTCTTCTTCTAGCTTGAATTTTAACTGGTTCTCTTGTGCTTGGTATTCTTGTTTAGCTTTTTCTAGCTCGTTTTCAGCTTGGAACTTCTGAATCTCCATTTGAGTCTGAGCCTGCATCTTTTGAGCATCAGCTTGAATCTGCATTTGAAGCTTTTGAACCTCTGGTGGCGGTGGTTTTGGTTGACCTTCCATTTGTTTAGCTTGCTCACGCAATTTATCGGCTGTTTCGTCAATAATTCCTTCTAATTGCTTGCCTGCTCTAAATGCAGTAACGCTAAACTTCAGCATTTCCATGAGCATCGGGGCCATTTCAGGGGATTGTGATGCCATAGGAATAGCTTGTTGCATAAATCCACCGACCGCTTGCAAAAAAGCCATGCGATTTTGCTTTTCTGCTTCTTCATCTTGGAAAATCATTGAGTCAGAGGTGACTTCAATGCGGAAATTAGCAGCAGCTTCATTTCTAAGCAGTTCTAAAGCCTGTGGGACTAGCTGTTGGTCTTGTGGACTTAGCTGTTGTGAACCACTAATCTTATAAATTGTGTCATCGGTGAAGTGATTGCAAATAATTTGCGCTTTGATGCGTAGCAAACTAGTAGCAAAGTCCACTACATTGTGCTGCATAGTCTTTAATCGACCAGCAGCGTTGTTTGACTTGATTATTTGAGCGCCAAGGGTTTCATTAGGGTCAGTTTGACCACGCTGAATATCGGCAATACCCATGATTTCATAGATTTGCCCCTTAACTTGCTCCATTGCTTGATAAGCGTTTTGCAATGCAGTAGCAAATGGGGTGATGTCTACTAGGTCAATAGCGCCACGCATACCCTGTTTTTCAGCAAATGCAGCCCAGTTCTTAACTGGAATCATTATGTTGTTCTCGCCTTCAGAAAACAGGCGTTGTAGCTCAGAAGCCGATGCGTCATACACGCCACGCACTCTTAATGCGTTAATTAATTCTTCAATGCGGTTTGACAGGGTGTCTAATTGACGAGCCTGGTCTTGGTACATTGTGTAATCAGGGATTGGCTCTAGGCTCTCATTAGTAAGAGTAGAGAATAAAGGCTTTGGGCAAGGCCAGAAGTTCTCTAATTGCAATGGGTCATCACGCTCATCTAGAATTTTGCCTAGTGACTTAGATACCCATAAGACCTTGCCCGTTTCCTTGTCCCAAATCTCATAGACTAAAGCTTGGGATTGATAGTCAGCAAATCCTTCAATCTTTTTTTGCTCATCGGGGCGAGTGTCAAGCGGCACTTGATAGCCTAAATCTTCACCAAAACGCTCTACAAGCGCATCACGGTTCATAAAGACTCTACGCCATACTGCTGTTACTTCTTCCCATGTACGGCCTGTGGTATGACCAAAGTCACGCCAATGGACATAATCTACAGGGCAGCACTCGTACTCAATACGCTCTGGGTTTTCAATTTCCATTGCGTTTTCTGTCTCTGATTCATCTATATCTTCGGTAACTTGGTAGCCATCATCAGGTTCTTCTTCAGTCTTATCACCCTCAATATGTGGCTCATAGCGTACCCATGCTGTGCCTCTACCACCTAGTAAGCGGTCTAATACTGCTTGTTGCATAGATGATTTGTAGTCACCGTAGTGTTCTAATTCAAACTCTAAAGCTCGCTCTAGCATCATTGACGCTACACGACCAATAGGGTCGTTATCACGGAATCTACGGCTTACATCAGGTCTTGGGAGTCTAGCAAAGATTGCTGGCTGGATAGTCTGTACATTAGACCAAAGGATATTAAAACGGGAATTAGGGTTTGATTGATAGCGACTATCGTCTTTGTAACGCTTAATAATACGGTCAGTTCGAGCTTCCCACTTTTTAAATGTACGCTCGTAATTGGTAATTGTTTTATACCACTTCTCGTATGTGTGATTCTCTGCCATCAAATTCTCCCTGTGGATTGCTTTGGAGCTTGTTTCCACATATCGTTAAGCGTAACATCCGTCTGACCTACAAATAACCCTCTAATTGGGTCATCTTTACTAATAATCTTTTCTTCTTCACGCCAGGCTATTGCAAGCATACGAAACGCATCAGCACCGTGAGAAGTCCAATCATGCCTAGGTTTATCCCTAAACACCTTTTTATCTTCATCATATTCACGCTGATACTGCCGTAAACATTCAATCCCATCTTCACATTTAGAATCAAACCAGCTTCTCATCAATGCAAGCCTAGTTGCTTGAATTCCGTCTTGAAGTGACAAACTTGGCACAATTTTCATGTTTTCTAAGGGAATTTTAACACTTAATTGCTCAATTATGCTTTTTCCACCAGAGGCTAAAGTTTTAGCTCTAGCGTCATGAGGCAACCAATGTGTCCTATAAACATACTTATGTTCTCTTTCTTTGGCTTGAATTAGCCCTGTATAAAAGGCTATTGGCTGTCCATTAGATGAATGATAATCAAGCACTCGTATCTCGCCATGCACGACCTGATACCACCAAATGCTAGTGTCATCGCTATAGCCTAAGTCCCAGGCAGTAAATACAGGGAACAATGGGTCATGCTCTACATCAGTAATCCTATTAGAATCAGTCAGTTGGCGCAGTTCTTTACCGTAATACGCCCCAATTATGGCTGACTCAAAATCACATTCAAACTCAGCTAGATACTGGTCTTGGCTCATCATCTTGGCGGCATCTCTTAATTCTTCATCAGGCAATAGGTTTGTCTGACTAGCTCTCAGCGTCTTTACATACCAAGACTCATCTTTAGTAGCGTTGTTATACACATCATAGAATTGGTTATGCCCTTTGGGTGTGCCAATGAATACTGCCCATCCTCTGCGGTCAGCAAGCAATGGTCGCAATACTGCTCCCCATGTAGACGGCTTCATATCAGCAAACTCGTCTAAAACTACACCATCAAGGTACAAGCCACGGAGAGCATCAGGATTATCAGCACCAAACAAACGAATCCTTGCACCATTAATTAGTTCCACCCATAGTTCTGATACATTGTGATTAGCCCTTACAGGCTCTGAAAAGCGCATTAGATAGTCAAATGCAATAGATTTAGCCTGGGCGTAATACGGTGCAAGGTAGGCATATCGCCCATCTTCCTTACCTTCAATTAGTGCCTTGTATATCAAATCGTTAATACAAGCTACTGTTTTGCCACATCTGCGGTGAGCTACGATAACTGCCCAACGCTCTTGTCTTTCATGAAAATTCAAGAATACATCTCTAGGCTTGTAATCAAGCTCTACATCGATTACTTCTTCCAAGAAACCACCATACGCTGAGGTGCTTTGGCATCGCCTACTACTTCAGTTCTAGCTAGTTTAGGGACATGGTATTCAGATACAGCCATTAAGCAATCAAACGCTACTTTAGGGCCATGCTTGGGGTCACTAGCAATCGATTCTAGCCATTCTTGCATACGCTCAGAGTTAGCATCAACGAAATTAGCAAACGCTTCACGAGCCTTAGCAGTAGCCTTATTAGGCGTTCCTTTGGGTCTGCCAGCTCTATTTAGATTGCCTTCTACAGATTTTGATACTTTATTTGTCATATAAACTCAAGGTATTGATTTATAAGGACTTTATTCTACACGCTTTTTAAGTTCTTGTTCAAGTATCTGTTTGCGTGTCATTTCTTCAAATTTAGGATTTAAATTAAAATTTCCGTATTTATCAGGGTAATGTGATTCTCTTATATCAAATACTTCAGATATAAATGGGCCTTGTTTGCCTTTACTATGCCCTATAACAGCATCATAACCAGCATCTCTAACTTTTTGTGCTACTGCGGCTTCTTGTAAAGCATAACGCAATTGATTTCCTTTGCGACTATTGTCAGCAATATAACTTGCATAATCAGTTAAATCAGGTGCGTGTTTTTCTAAAAATTGCTGTATTAAATCATCTCTCATGTTTGAAGAGCCGCTGTTAACAGCTTTAAATACATCATCTTGCAATATTTTTAATTGATTTTTGTCAGTTAATTGTGCATAAGCCATTTCAGGCGCTTTGCCTCCAGTTGAACCTTTAACAAATAATGGGTTTTTGTATAGAGTTTCACCAGCAATCTTTTCTGTGCCACCATAACTATTTGAGCCGCCATAATGTTTAATATTTGCAGAGCCTTCAGGTAAATAAAAAACACCTGACCTCACAGATTCAGTCATAGCTTGTTCGGGCTTTTGTTTACGCATAAGGTTCATATACAAACCTTCATCCGTAATTCTTGCATTTGGGGTATTTGCTACCGCTTGGCTAAATATGTCATTTTTTGGCAATGTTGTTGCCATTCCAAATTGATTAACAACTTTAGGGGACACAATTCCCATTATAGGCGCTTGCATAGCTAATTCAGCCATTGCTTTGGGGTCACCTTCTAACATATTGGATTTAAAAGTATTGCCAGGGTATGCCCTAGCTAGTAAATCCATTTGCGCTCTTTGGTTTTCCTCAAACTTTTGAGGTATAGACCTAATATGTTCTTTTATAGGGTCGGCAAGGGCTGATTCCGTTGGCGGAACATATCCTGCTCTAAGTAAATCAGCTAATGTTGCCATAATTTCACGCTATATCAGGGTCGTGTATCTTATTCATTGCTTCATGCAATTGCTTCTTACGCTTCATTCTAGCGTTCTCTTTAGCATTAAGAGTCTCACCCTTGCCGCCTACTGCTAATTCATCAGGTCTAGGCTTATTACGCTTAACCTCTTGTTTTTCAAGCGTTGATTCTTTGTGCGGACGCAGCATAGCGTTTTCTGGGGGATAGCTTCTAGTCATGTGTTTCATTACATATCCTTCATCTTGTCAGTAATGACTTCTTTGCGTGTCTTGGCGGCTTCTTTAAAGTCTTTAGCACTAGGAGCGCCTTTAGAGCCTACTTTACGCATCTTTTCGCCTGAACCAGCTTTAATGCGTGCTTGCTTTGCGTGAATATTAGCGTACAGACCAGGTTTCATGCTTGGCTTTTAATATACTTAGAATATTGTTCTTCTAATTTAGCTTTACGCTTGCCTTTAGCATGGGTGCGTTCTTCGCTTAAAGCAATAGCCATAGATTGCTTTTTTGATTTACCTTCAGACAAGGAAGTTTTATAATTTTTGCCCACGGATTGAGCAGAGCCTGATTTGTCCATTGGCATGATTAAGCCTTAAATTTAAGTAAGTAAATGGTAGTGTCAATTTCTTGAGCAATATTGTCAATTAATTGGCAGATTTCTGTATCTGTAGGCAAATCAGCTCTAGCATCCTTTACAAAAGCTTTTAAAGATTCTAGGTAAGCTAATGGCTCTTTTGGTTGGTGATAAGTAGCAGGGAATTCAGTAATCTGACCGTAGCACCCAAAATAAGCTTCAGCCAACTCATCAGTCAATTCAATAATGCGCTCGTAAAAGCCGCCTAAAGCTTTATGTTTGGCGTAGGATTTGGTTGCCCAATGGAAAAAATGGGTATTTGTACCCGAATGTAGCAACGTTGCTAGGAACAAAGCCATATTTTCATTCATAAATCACTCCATTTTTATTAATTTTAACACTTCAATTGCTTCTTCGCTTGAATTTACCCTATACAAGTGACCACCTTTCCAACCAGCAATAAACTTTAATTGGTCAGGGGTAAACTTCTTATCAGGGCCATCTTTAATTTCCATTAAAATAGTGTGTCCTTCATAAGCTACTAAACAGTCGGGTATACCTTTACCTACCATGTGTAGTAAGTGGACATCAGCGCCATAATCTCGTAGCGCTTTAACAACATCATTCTGATTTTTATCAACTTTTTTGGCGAATGTCATATGTTTAGGTTAGTATTTGGTAACTTCTTGATTATAGGGGATTTTTGATGGCTGGTTATCATTTGACGGATGAGCAATGGATTGAGTCTTGGAATAAAACAGGAAGTCCAAGTGAGTTTGCAAAATTACATGGTATAGCCGTTAGAAATGTTATGGCAAGGCGTAGGTCAATAGAAGATAGACTTGGCATTAAATTAGATACCTTTAATAGCCAAAATCCAGCTTATGTTAAAAAAATACAACAAACGCCTGGCAATGTGCGTAGGGGTATGGATATAGAAAAAGGGCGTGTTATTGTATTTAGTGATGCTCACTTTTGGCCCGATGAAACTACCACAGCGTTTAAAGCACTCTTAGAGATGATTAAAGAGTTTAAACCTACTGCCATAGTCTGTAATGGGGATGCGCTTGATGGTGCTTCTATAAGCCGTTTTCCTCGTACTGATTGGAGTAAGCTGCCAACAATGAAAGAGGAATTAGAAGCTTGTCAGTATTTTTTAGGTCAAATTGAATCAGTTGCTAAAAGTGCTAAGTTGTTTTTTCCTATGGGCAATCACGACCAACGCCTAGAAGCTAACATTGTTGCTAATCTTCCGTCTTTTGAGGGTATACCTGGCACTAGTCTTAAAGATTATTTTCCTATGTGGAACCCATGTTGGTCTTTTTGGGTTAACGAAGATACTTGCATTAAACATCGCTGGAAAGGTGGATGGACAGGCGGCAGAAACAATGCTGTTAATTCAGGGGTAAATATGATTACTGGCCATACTCATGTTCTTAGCGCCATTCCTTTTAATGATTATAACGGCACTAGATGGGGGGTTCAAACAGGTACGCTTGCAGACCCTAATGGGCAACAGTTTAGTTATACAGAGGACACGCCAAAAGATTGGAATAGTGGTTTTGTAATGTTATCGTTTGAGCGCAGCAAATTATTGCAGCCTGAAATGATAAGAGTATGGGGTGAAGATGAAGTTGAATTTAGAGGTAAAATACATCAAGTATGAAGCTAACTGCTCCCATTCTTCGCAATCTGTATTCTGCAATCTATTGCATGAAGCCATTTGACCGATGGGCTATGCCACTACCAGAACAAATTTGTTTTATTGTGGATAACGACCCGCAGCTTATGGGAAGTTATTTATACGATGATGGGGAAAAGTATGAGCATACGATTACTATTTCTTCTGCTCGTTGTGGTCATCTTGATACGGTAATTCGTGTTTTGTGCCATGAATGTATTCACATGAGCCGTCACAAATCGAACAAGTGGACTCACCACGATAAGGAGTTTCGTAATAGAGCGCACCGTATCTCGTCTGAATTGGGTTTTGACCCACTTGAGCTTTAATACGGTCTTCCGTAGTAAATGTTGTCATTAGCTAACTCCTTTTCCAAGTTTTTCGCTGACTCGCTCCAATAGCCTCTCACAGGATATTTGGTATTTTCTTTCAAAACCTTTGACACCCAACCCGTGAAGTCCATCGTTTCCCCGATGATGCTCAGGGCATAAAGGCAAGATTGGGGATGCATTCCTGACATTTCCATACCGCCTGCAATGATGGAGTTCTGACGGTGTGCCTTCAATCCCAAAGAATTCGGAGCATAGAATACATCCGAGTTCTGCAATCTTATTGAGAGAGTGCGCTTTGCCATTTTTATTTGCCATCAGCTAATTCATACCATTGTCTATAAAAGTTTTTAAATGTAACAAAAGAATTACCACATTTTAAAAATTGACCGTCTTTAGTGATTTGCCAAAAACCATCAATAACTGTTTCATTATCAGTATTGCCTACAATGATAGTAACAATAAATCCTTCTTTTTTTGCTAAAGATTTAAGCATAATTTTTTGGCCTTCACTTAACTTTTCACCAGGTTTTTTCCATTCCATTATCAAGAATTGACCATTGCGTTCTGCAATACCATCAAGGTCGCATGGAAGAAATCCAGGATTAGTAGGTATTAAGCCTTTAAAGTCTGCATAGTCTGTATGAGTAGCAAACATATTACGCATTAGTTTTTCAGCCATTGTTCTTTCAATGCCCTAACGCTGGCAATCTCCAATCTAATAGTTTCATCGGCAAGGTCATGGGCTATTTTTGTAGCTAAATCATATTTACATTTTGTTGTTGCAGAGTAGTATTGCTTCATAAGTTTTTGAATTTTAAGGTAATTCTCTGAATAATCGTTCATCTAGTCATTCTTTCAATATTTCTATTTGTTGCTGATTCTGTACGCCAAGCCTCAAATCTCATCTTAGCTGCTTCTAATTGCCATCTGAGGGCTTCAGTTTGTTCTGTAGCTGCTCCAATGGCTTTGCATAAGTCTTGGTATTCTTGGCTTGCGTAGGCTTCCATTTCTTTTGCGGCAATGCTAGAACCTTCTGCTTGGGAAGCTTTAATTGCTTTAAGAGAATGTCTAAAATTTTCCAACTCTGCAAGTCTGCCTTTTGCAGCCGCATAATCTGGCGCTTTCTTGAAAATGAAGTCAATTGCATCATTTGGGTCGTAATCTTTCATTTAAGATTCATCCATAGGCCAACTTGGGCGGCAGCGTAGCCAATCCAAATCAAAGCATTACTGTTTGAGCCTTTACAATATTGAGCTAAGCCTACAACTAAATACCCAAGCCCTGTTGCTGCGACAATATACCTTTCAAGCATCCCCATTCCCCTTTGTTGCCAGCTTGCCAAGCTGTATAAAAATCATTCAATAATGGTATTGGTAGGTTCTTTTCACTAATGTAGTTTCTAAACCACGTCAATCCTTTTTTGTGCCGTAAAGCACAAAGATACCTTATGCCACACTCATGTTTAGCTTTTTCAAGCACTTTTCTTTGAGAGTCTGGTAAGTATCATAACCATTGCCGATAACACCAAGTTCCCTAGCTTTAGCTTCAATACCTTCATTAGTAAACATCCATTTTTTATCACTTTTTTCTCTCCTAGGTTCAATTACTATTTCATCTTCGTAACGCTCACCATTTAACCATGAACTAGCATGGGGTATAAATTCTAACTCAGTTTCTTTGGCTTTCCAGTATTCGCAATGTGTGTTAATTGCTTTTGCTGCCAATAATTGCTGCTCTGCACTAAGTTTAGCCCAAGCTTTCCTGGCATTGGCCTTGGCTATCTTTCTTGGATATAAAGACCAGAATTCATCAAACATTTCTGTGATACCTGTCAAGTGGGTTATTAATCATTGCTTTAATAAGTTCATCTATATTAAAGAACCATTGAATTACTTTCATGCCATCATGCTGCATGATTGTAAAACTCATTGCATAACCCTTACGCTTGGTATTGTAGTTGGACTTGGTGGTACTGAGTAGCCTGTATTGCCAACCACCGCAGTAGTTACGCCTTGTGGGGTCGCAATAACAATTTGACCTGGATAAAAAGTAGCTGTTTGAGTAGTAACGCCCATTTGATTTACAAACTGAGCTGTTTTGCCGTTAATTTGTATTGTACCCACATTATAACCTTGGGCATTAGTCATTGGAATGGTCTGTGCTTTAGCTGGTATGCCATAAGCAAACATTGCACCTAATACTGCACCTAATAAACAAGCACCTAATAAATCTTTCATGTAATTCCCCTTTAGTTAAACAACAACCATAGGTTAAAAAGATTAGTCTTTAAAGTCTATTAGTATTTATCCTTAGTTGTTAAAATACAACTTCCAAGAGGTTTGAGCGAACCTAGCCTACCTAGGTTGCCTTCATAGTTCTTCCATTGAGGAATCGCTAACCCGTCAGTCTTGCATGGTATAGGCACTAACTTCGCCACCTATATTGCGCTGTTTCAACCATTACCCCCAGTAGCGCTGTTAATCCTATCCCCTGGTATGTCGTTAGAGCCTCAAGATAGGAATGTGAGTGTACTACATTTTTATTCTGTGCAATCGCAAGGCAAATCAAACCCCACAAAAGGCAATGTCATTTGTGATTTGTGCATTAAAATTACATCTGACCAAGCGTAATTACGGCCTAATCCCTTGATTGAAGTCAATTCTGCTTGTTTCTCAATGTTTAGCGCTCTTTGTGCTAAGTCTGGATGTTTTTCATATAAATCAATAATTTCTTTTGGGCGAGAAGATGGGCAAAAAAAGCAAGCTGATTTGCCAACATTGGCAATACCATGTTTTGCAATAATGTCTAAACAATCTTGCCTATCCCATTGCCATTCAATTAATGGGTATTCGTAGTCGTATTTAGGGTCATCACGCTTTGCAGCATTGTCAGCTCTATGTGATTCACCAGCATCATACCCAATGTATTTAACGCATTTTAAGCCTGTTTTCCAATATTCAATAGCTGGTTGCCAATGATTTAAAAACTTGTCTTGTGGAGCTATTTTGTGCTTTTGAGAGCATGATTTAAAACCATAAGCAATAGACGGTAAGTTATGTCGTCTGTGGCACTCTTGTTCTAATGTTTCTAAGCTACCATCTTTGCGTACTTTTCTTACAATAGTAATTTCAGGAAGCCCTTTGTTTGCAAGCCATTTGCTAAAGTTTTCAATATGGGCATAGGTTTCTGGTCTTTCTCCACCAGTATCGGCAAATAATATTAAGTCTATTGGTCGGTTAGATTCGTAAAGACCAAGAATCATAGCCGTACTGTCTACACCACCCCCGAAAGCAACAATATGGGGTTTATTCATCTTGAACCCCAAATGCGTTGTTTTTTGGTAACAACTCAGGCCATACTAAATGCCAGGCAGTAGGAAACAAGTCTTGTCTAGTAATTAACCCATGACTAGCTTCCTCAATCCTTGCTCCTAAAAGCATAAATTTATCGGCTGGTATACCCCTTATACGCCAATTAGATACGGCTGCTGGGTCTACTTTGCACATTCTTGCTACCTTTGCAGTACCACCTAAAAGGTCAATAATTGCTGTGTCTGTGAGTTTTAATTTAGTATCCATTCACAAAGTTTAACTTAAATGTTGTTTATTTGCATAGACTTTACTTTTTTAATTTACTTGTGTTAATATTCTTCTATAGCAATTTTGCTATGCCATTAAAGGGGAATTTTATGGGTGAATTAAACCAACTAATGCTAGAGCATGAAGAATTTTTAGAGTCAGCGCTTGATGACATGGAATACGGTGGCGAGCTTACACAAGAACAAATTGACTGTATTCGTCAAGCTTGTGGCAAACCAAAGCGCAATGTAGTGCTTAAAAGTTTGTTTGATGACTTTGGCACAATCTTTGGGGGCAACCATGCTTAATCATTCAGATAGTATTGCTAACTTAGCCAAAGCACTATCAATCGTACAAGGGAAACTTACTTATGCTAAAAAAGACTCTGCAAATCCTTTTTTCAAAAGTAAATATGCAGACCTTGAGTCTGTTTGGGATGCTTGTCGTGATTTGTTGGCTGACAATAATTTGGCTGTGGCTCAATTCCCTGGGACTTATTCAGATTTAGATAAATCTATGTCTTTAACAACATTGCTGACCCATAGCTCTGGCGAATGGATTAGTCAAGAAATGTCTGTACCAGTAACTAAGCCTGACGCACAAGGAGCTGGGTCAGCTTTAACTTATATGCGTAGATATGCATTAGCAGCAGTAGTAGGAGTAGTGCAAGCAGACGATGACGGTAATGCCGCTTCGTCACCTAAACCAGTAGTAAAAGCAAAGGAAATTTAATATGGCTTATACACCAAAGCCAAATAGTGGTTCACTTTTTAAAAACACTCGTAAGGTTTCTGAGGTTCACCCAGACTATACAGGTTCAATCATGCTTGAAAATGGCAAAGAGCATTATTTGTCTGCATGGGTAAAAGAAGGAGCTAAAGGTAAATTTTTTAGCATATCTATTGGCAAAGCAAAAGAACCTGTTGGGTTTAAACCTGCTGGTAATGACGAAATTATGGATGATGTACCGTTCTAGGAGTTAATATGAAAACCGCTATTAATGACATTATTCAACAAAACATTGAGTCAATTCACGATGAGGACTTTCATGTTGATGAAACAAGGCAGTTAATATCTATGACTACTGAAGGGTTGATTAGTGTTATTAATACGGTTGTCAAGGTAGCAGCAGAAAAGGTAACAGACGCTGCCGAAAGAGAAGCAATTTTAAAGATGTGTAATTAAATACACAATAAAATGTACATAAAGGGGAATATATGTCAGAGCATTGGTATTGCGCCAAAACAGGCGAACCACGCTATACCACCATTGGTAAAAATGGAAAAGAAAGAAGCACCACACTTAGAGACGCAAAATCAGCACCAGGAACACTTGTGCCAAGCGTATCAACTATTATCGGACTGTTATCGAAAGCAGGGCTTGATACATGGAAACAAACAGAGGTACTTTATGCCGCTACTGAGTATCCACGCTTAGATGGTGAACCTGAAAAAGAATGGGTAACCAGAATATTAGAGCTTGCCAAGCGTAAATCTAGGGAAGCTGCCGATAGAGGCACATTAATCCATAACTTCATAGAAACCCATTACAACGGTGATTTTATTCCTGATAGGCCAGCATATGTATCTATGGTCGTTAATGCCGTAGAAGCCCATTTTGGGGTTCAGGATTGGATTGCAGAACAGTCTTTAGTATCACCTATGGGCTATGGCGGTAAATGCGACCTTCATTGTTCGACTGTAGTAATTGACTTCAAAACTACGGAGAAATCCCCTGGTGATTTAACACCCTATCTAGATAATACCTTACAGCTTGCTGCATATAGAGAGATTTTAGCCCCAGGAGCTAGGTGTGCCAATGTGTATATTAACGGCACTACTAATGAAGTAGCTATATATGAGCATGACGAGCAAGACATTAGAGATGGATATGAAATGTTTTTAAACTTGCTAAATATCTACAAACTTAAAAATAAGTTAAACTAGACTACGAGGCGGCAGATTGGCTATCCCCTTTGCCAAACCAAACACATCACGGAGTGTTCTGCTGCCTCACCTTATTCTGGGCGTTAAGCCGCCAATGTAGGATGCAGTAATTGGGTTATTTTGCGGCTTTCTCGCCCATTGTTTGCAACTGCCAAATACAGCCCATTTGCATAAATACAACATTAGGGTTTGTCCTAATATGGTTTTTTTAACCACACCCATAAACTAAATTTTTAAAGGGGAAATAAATGAAAAAAGACATAACATACACTATTAAAAAATGGGGCATTGACTATTCAGACCTTATTCCACGCAATACTGGTAAATACAAAGTAATGCCATTGAATGAAAAAGAATGGTATTTCCAAACAGAAGAAGAAAACCAAGATGGTTATGCTGTTTATGAAAACGACAAAATAGTTTATTTGTCATCAGACCCATATGAAGCAAGCAATGAGTTTGATAATTTAGTTTATTTGGACTCCAAGTAATGACTAAGCTTAGAAAAAGAATCTTTGAAGAAGATTGCCCATGCGATAACTGCGACCAAGCGCCTGATTGCAAAGAGCATGAATGGGCCTGTAGAGCGTTTTCTTATTACATATTAATGGGTAGATTTGAGGAATATACAGTTAGACAGCCTACAAAGGGTATGTTTAACAAGATATTTAAGGAAGATGATAACGCCCTTAAAAATTACTTAAAATCAGTAAGAGCTAAAGAGCAAATGGGTATTGTAGATTTATTTGAGAAAGAATAAGCAAATGGATATAAGAATTGAAATTGTTAAAGAAAATGAAGATGGTTCAGCAGACGCTTTAGTACATTTTGACAAGGAAGGTCTTGGAATGTTGGTGCAATACGGCATTATTGAAATGCTTAAACAGGCTATTAATGAATACAAAATACCAGCTAAGAAAGGTAAAAAATGACATTATTTATTAGTTTTTTGGCTTTATCAGGAATGATAGCTTGGATAGGCGTTATGGCTATTATTGCGTTAATTTGGATGGAGAAAAGATGAATAACGATTACATATACACGCCCGTAGGTACAGACATTACTGTACGCTGGAAGTTGACTGGTTGGATTCCACCATCTGAATTGCTAGAATATCAAGATAAATGGAAGTATTACCAAGAATTGCCATTACGCAAACTAGACGATAATGCCAAAAAAGAGTACGAATTAGTAATGAAGAAAGCTAAAGTAATGCGTATTCGTTAGCCATTTTTAATCATATCTAAAGCTTCTTTTTCTTCTCTATCAACTCTGGCAAGCCAACCTTTGCCAAAAACAGGGAATGTTTTTAATGATTGGTAGTATTCACGCCTAGCGGTAGAGAATTTCTCGATAAGATTTGTGCTATTACTGGCGGAAATAAGCTCTCTTGTTCTTGGGCCAATAACTCCGTCAGGTACGCAGCCAATAGAGGACTGAAGAAGTTTAATGCTTCTTCCTGGGCCTGCGTTAACTGCCATTGAAAATACAACAAAGTCGAGTCCCCTAGGTAATACTTCACAATATGCTGTTCTCCAATATTTAAGCTCGTACAATGGGGCTACATCGTCTTTGGTGAGGTCTTTCATGGTCTTTACAGGGTGACCTACATATTCTTCCCAAACAGCCTTGGTAACCCCTAAATTTGTTTCTCCACCTGGGTCGCTAGGATGATTAACCCAACCACCTTCAGACTGTAATACTAATTCTAAGCACTCTTGAAAATCATTTGCCATTCTTTTTATCCATAATCTTTTCAAGGGTACGACCACCAAAATAAGCAGACATAATTAGCATACCCCATTGTCCAAGTAGTTCTACATAAGCTTGCTTTACATTTAATTCAAACGCAGAAGATGTAGCAAATACAAAATAACCAGCCAAAATAGCTATAAGGGTCATTGGGCGAATGTTCTTAGATAACCAAGAATCAGAAGCCATGTCTGATTCCCATCGTTTTGTGATTTCTTGACCTTCGCTGATGTCAGCGTTTATTTGAGCTAATTCGCCATTTTGCTGCATTTCAAGCAATTTAAGTTTAGCTTCTTCTGCCTGTTTTGCATCAGGAAAAAAATGGTCTATTAACTTGCTGCCAATGCCTAGTATTGCCTCTAATGGAAACATTTAAAAAGCTCCTAAAATAAATTTAAGCCACAAAGTAACAACTAATGCTGCAACAAAGCACCATACTTGTACTCGTCTAACTGCTTTTAAATCGTGTTGGAATTCTTCATTGTCTTTGCGTTGCATATTCTCAATATCTAATTTAATTTTAAGTACCGCTTCCCATTCTTTAGCGCCATATTTCTTTACAAAATCAATTTTTAATTTTGCTTCTTCGTCACTTATTTGTTTTTTATGTTTCCAAGATTCTAAGGCTTTAATTAATGCTCGTTCTTTCTTGAACTCTGCTTCTCGCCTTTGTCTTAATCGTTCTTGTGCTTGTTTGTTAGCAACATCAAAGCCATCTCTTTGTATGTTTTCAATAGATTCAGATAGCCCTTTGCTTGCAGCTCTGCTTGCTTCAAGGCTTCCTGTAAGGCTTTTGACGCCTTCAGATAATCCGAATGGGTCTGCCACATTATTTGCCGTTAAACCAATGAATTGCCCAACCAACTAAAGTACTTAAAGCTGATACAGTCATCATGCCAAACCAGAAACCACCCCTTCCTTTATTAGCCAAAGCAAGCAATTCTTCCATGCCTTCTTCTAGCTTATCCACTTTTTGAGTTAAGGTATCAACTTTTTCCCAAAGTTGGCCGTATCGTACTGGGTCAATTTCAAAAGACATACTTAAACCTTTTAAGTGTTATGTTTATAAAGAACCTATAATTAAAGCAAATAATTCATCATATCTAACACCTAAACGAGTACCACCGCCAGGTAAATCATCAGAACAAAATACACCGTAATCTTCAGCATTTAAGCCTTGGGCTTCAAAAGCAGATTTTACATCTTGTGCAACTACACCAAAATGAATACGGGCTTCTGCACCCTTTTTTTGCACCGCATCATTAAATTTAAAGGATTTCATCATTCCTTTAAGTGCTTGACCTACTGCTTTTTCTGCTGCGGATAGGTCTTTAATTTGTTGTTTACTGCTGGCATCAGAAGTATTAATTGTGCCTGTAGCTGCATAAACTACAGTCCAACGATTTGCTCCAGCACCTAGTGATATTAAATTATCAGTATTAGGAAAAAAGATATTTAAGTTATTAACTGAAACAATGGGAGTGCTACTAATATTTAAAGAAATAGTAGAGCCAGTTGTATTAATAGAACCTGTATTTACTTGCGTTACTGTAATTGTTGGGCTACCTGTTAATCCACTAGCAGTAGTTGCTGTAGAAGCTGTAGCAGCATTACCGCTAATAGAAATACCCCATGTACCATAAGCACCTGTACCACTTACGGTAGGAGCATAAGAACTAATGTTACTTGTAGTAATAACAGTAGCACCACCAGCGTTATAAGGGGTATACCCTAATGCTGTAGTGACATCACCTGAAGTAAGGGTAACTACGCCAGAGCGTGTATTAAAGCTAGTAACACCTGAAGATACTGCGCTAATTGCGGATTGTACAAACGCTGTAGTAGCAATCTTTGTAGAGCTATCCGATGCTGGAGTTACTGTAGGTGCTGTAGATGTGCCTGAAAAAGCAGCAGAAGTAGCAGATAAAGCTAAGAAAGCACCATTTTTAGGATTAGCAGCCCCAATAGGTGCGCCATCAATAGTACCGCCAGTAATCGTAGGGTTAGAAATCTGATTAACTGTAGCTACATCTGTAGCGGCTGTACCATCAGCAACTCCTGTAATCTTGTTGTTGCTCATTTGCAAAATGCCTGTCATAGGCGATGTGCCGTCTGTGGCAACAGAGCCAGTTAAGGCTGTGGCTACATCGCTAAACGTAGTATTAGCCCATGTAGAGGTAATGGTAGTACCTGTAACAACAGGATTACCTGCTGGTAGGGTGTAAGTTCCGCTTGAGCGTGGCATTATTTATTCTCCAGTTTCTAAATTTTTACTAGACCGCATTAAAGCAGCTAGTTTATTAACATCATTTTTTCTAATTTGTGTTGCGGCTACTCTAGCACCCATAGCAGCTCCAGTTGCGGCTAATCCTGCTGGCCCACTAACAGATGTAGCCAATAAAGCAGGAATACTACTTACTGCGCTTGTAGGGGCAAATTTACCAATAAAGCGTAATGCGTTTTGTCCAGCGCCACCTTTAGCTGCGGCTTTAATTGCATCTTGTTCTTCAGATGTAAACAAACGCATTTTCTTGTCATTTTTAGCTAATTGTCTAAGTTGTTGTGCTAATGAATTTTCCATGCCTGACATACTAAACTTGCTTTTATCAAGTTGAGCATTTTCAAGCATTTCAGTAAATACATCAGATTTACTTAATTTTGTATAAGTATCTCTAGCTTCTTTCCAGGCTTTTAAACCTTCCTTAGAACCACCAACAACAGAAGATTCTGGAATGTTTGCTACATATTCATCAAAATCAGACTTAAGCATTGTTGCTAATCGTCTTTCTTCTGGGTCTGCGCTTTTTTGAGCGCCCATAACAAACTTACGCAAAGTGCTTAATTCATTGAAATCTTTAGGAATACCAGCATTAGCCATCTCATCTAATGCAACAGATAATTTAGGATAAAGCCTTGGGTCGTAACCTTCATTTCTAAGGTCTTTGCCAATGCTTGCCATGTTTTTAGCAAAATCTTTAGCATTTAATTCAACGCCAGACTGTTTTGCTTCATTAAATAATTGACTAGAGCGTTGAGCTAATGATTCAGCAGTTGGCGCAGTTTTTATTATAGAAGGCTCTCTGCGTAATGCTTGAGCCATTTGATTAACAGCTGGTTTAGCCGCTTGTGCAGCTTCTTGAATTGCAGGTTTTACAGCGCCAGCGGCTTGTGCAAAGCTTGGAATCATTCCAATATTGCCTATATATGGGGGAATCTTTGCAGCCTCTAATGCGCCACCAATAGACTCCAAAGCATTTACAGAAGCAGGAGATGTTGGTTGAAACTGGGTGGCTTGTCTTGCTTGTCTGTAGAATTCATCTCTAGACTCACCAGTAGGCATTTTGCCTTGTGATATATCTTGAACAACGCCCCTACCTAATCCATAAATCATAGACGCTGGTTGAGAAACCATTGCACTACCAATTGTTGCAGGCACTTCATATAAGCTTTTTAACTTATTTGCCATTGAAATATTTGGCTCTTGAACAGGTATTTGTTTTGGCATTTCACTAGCCAATAATGGCACATCAGATGTTATTGGCGTTGTTTTAGGCCTTACTGGTGCTTGAGATTGCAAAGATTCTGAAATTAAAGATTGAGCTTCTTCTGGCGTAGTTCCTTCAGGAACTTCAAACCTTCCAATTTTGCCATCAGGCATTTCAAATCTAGCTATAGGCATTATTCAAATCCTAAAAATTTAACTTTATTAGCAGTTTTAATTTTTGCTGGTGCACCAACAGCTGCCTCTACATCTAAATTGTTGCGTTGTGCAATTCCAGCATATTCGCTTCGTTTAACATTATATTGCTCGCCTGCAACATTAAATAATTTGTCACTTAATTCAACAAAGTCTTTGCGTTGCGCTGGAGTAAGTTTTTGACCTGTAATAGCTAAATTTGCATAATTTCTAATTCTGTCCTCAAGACCAGTAGCAGCCATTGCCATACCCAATTCAGACTCACGAACAACAGAAGTAGGGTCAAGAATCTTCATAATTTTAGTAGCAGCAGCTAGGTCACCAGCAGGTGATTTCATTTGTGCAGCTTGGTCAATTTGATTTTTAACTGCTTTAACTTCTTCAAAACCTTTGTATATAGGTTCAGCCCTAAAATCAGTACGCAATTTAAGCGCATTATCAAAACCATGTTGCCCAGTATTAACGTTAAGATTAGTTGCACCTGCTCTTTTAAGAGCAGTTTGAAAGTCCATAAATGAACCATTAAATCCTTGAGATTTAGCAAGTTCATAATCTCTTTGGTCTGTAGTTTTTTTGGCTGCACCGCTTGCTAGGTTAATTGGTTCGCCACCACCAATATTAGGTATAACAATAGATTCTTCTGCGCCAAGCTTTTGTGGTTTCATTAACTCAGCTACTAATGGCTGTAATGTTTGAGATTTAGCAGCAAATTGCATTGCTTGTGGGCGTGTTTCTGGAGATGACATTAATTCTTGGAATGTAATCATTTCTTCAGATTTTTTAGCTCTTAACGCTTCAGCCAAAGCTAATTGCTTTTTATCAAGCTTTTCATTCATTGCTTGACCAGCAATACCGCTTACCAATGGGGCTAATTGTTGAGTCCATGAGGGGGCTACATAATGACCTGAAACCATGTTGCCTTGTGGCTGCTCAAATGCTTTTAAACTAAGCATCTCAGCAAGTTTGCGCTGACGAGATAAATCAGCAGCTTCAGGATTTTGAGCTAGTAATGCTTGGTCGGTTAAGTATGCGTCTTGTGCCATGATTAAGCCTTTGGATATAACAAATTAGCCAATAATTGATTTGTTGGCGCTATAGGTGATGCTATGTTTTGTCCAGATACATTATAAGAGTCTGGGCTAATTGATGCTGTTTGTTGTTGCAAGAATGGTGTGTTATTCATACGATATAAGCCACCAAATTGTTCCATTGGTGCTTGAGTAGCTTGTAATGCACTAGCTAAAGCTTGCGGGTTAATTGCTTGCTGACCAGTTTGACTTGCGCCACCAGTTAACAAATTGCCTATTGTTTTGGCACGATTTACATTGCTATAAGCATCTTTTGCGGTTAAAGCATAATCTTTTAATTGAGCTAGTCTTGATGCAGCATCTGCTGATGCAATAGCTTGCCCTTGGTTTAATCCTGTGTAACCAAGTTCACCGTATGTTGGGCCAGCAAAACCGCCTTCAACGCCTGTGTATCCTAATTCACCGTATGTTGGCCCCATTGCGCCAGCAGCTCCTTCAGCACCACCACCAGCCATAAGAGATTCAGCACCAGTACCGCCAGCAATCATAGCCGCCATTATTGCTGCAGTTTTAGCAGTACCTATTAAATTTTCTTTCCAAAAATTGCTGTCACTTCCTGCTTTATCATGTGCAATTTTGTTTTGACTATCAATGCTTCCAGTATTAATATTATTTGTAATAATAGAATTAATTTGATTGTCATTAAATCCAGCAGCTTTAGCTTCAGGAATTAAGGATTTTAATTCATTGGCTATAGATTCATTTTTGCTTGATTCGCCAAAACCAGTATTCCATCCTATTTGCTTGCCTAAAAGCTCAAATTTTGTATTGAAATAATCTTGTGGAGATTTAGTTTTAAGACTTTCTATTTGCTCAGTAACAGGCTTATATTCTTTTAAAAGCCTGCCATAATAATTATAGGCTGTGTCACCTAAACTTTTAGAAAGTTGATTGTAATAATTTTTAGGGTCTGTGGTTTGCAAACCATACAGTTCCATCGCTTTTGTAGGGTAAAGACCTAAATACTGTAAATCAGGATTATTTATAGCTTTTCCACTAGCTATAAGGTCAGTATATTCTTGGTTTGAATTATATATATCACCAGTTTTGGGGTCTGTATACCAAACAAGCGGAGTTTCAGGGTCTGCTAAATTATTAAAATTAGAAGCAACCCACTCGCTTTGATTGGAAAGTAATTGTTTAGGCATTTTTAGAAAATAAGATTATTTATGCCAGTATCAATAGGAACGCTATTAGCACCAAATAAAGGACTTGTTCCGCTGCTAATTGCACCAATGTTATTCATATAGTCAGATGAACTAACAAAAGGATTGTTTAAACCATTATTTCCAAAAATCCCGTTGTATGCGCCACCTATTCCACTTGCTAATCCAGTTAAACCACCACCACCCAATAAACCAGCAGTACCAAGACCAAATAAACCTGAAGTAATGTTGTTTCTTTGTGCTAATTGGGCATTTCTAGCGGCAATATCGGCAGCACTAGAAGTAGCATAAGCACCTGTGTAATCAGGGCCAGAAGCAGCTGCTTGACTATAAGGGTTTACATAACCAGGAGTAGCCAATGATTTAATATTAGCTGCTGTTTGATTTTGAGCAGTATTAGCGGCTAAACCTGTTTGCATACCACCAACAATAGCACTTGTTAGTTGGTCATTAAGTGACTGGCTTTGCAATGTCTTAGCACGGTTATAAGCTTCTGAACCAGGCATAATTCCTTGGTTAGCTAACTGAGCATCTAAACGCTGTTGAGCCTGTTGTTGTTGTGGTTGTAAGCGTTGCATAATTGCATCGCTATAAGTCTGACCAGGATTAATGCCATAAGCAGGGTTATTTAAAGAGCCTTGTAATCCAGCTAATGATTTCTGAGTTAAAGCCTGTAATTGTGGGCTTAATGATTGATTAGCAGACCAAATAGGATTACCTTGAGCATCTGTACCTGTTTGGGTGTATTGCAAAGAACCATAAGGGGTTTGTTGATTAACACGGTTAGCAACAGTTGCTGTTTGTGCGCCAGCTAAGTTACCCAATGAAGTCTGTTGTGCAGCTTGAATATAAGGGTTTGTACTAGATGAAAAAGGGTTAGCAGTAGTAATGCCATACGGATTAGTATTAGGTGCTGTACTAGGATTAGGCCGTACTTGTGACTGTTGTTGTCTTTGCTGATATTCAGGAGTTTGCATAAAAGCATTTTGAATATCTTGAATAGATTTACCAGAAGCTAATTGTTGTTGCCAATATTGCAAGCCACCAACATCAGGCGCTCTGCCTAATAAACTTTGATATAAACCGCTAACAGGGTCATTTGCGCCACTAGCATTAGTGTTTGTATTTTGAGCACTAATTGGGCTACGATTTACAAACCCTTGTTCATAATCGCTAAAATTAGGAGTTGCTGGAGCTAAAGTATAATCAGTATTTGCCGCACCTAAAGCAGGCAAACCAGCTTGCGTATTTAAATTGTTAAAAAATGCCATGACCTACTCCTAAGTGTTTAGTTTATTACCAAGGGGTCGGCAATGCCGATTATACCCTTATAAATCATTAAATTACAGTTCCCTGTTCCATAACATAATCTGTTGATACCCAATGTACATCAATGCCAGCAGAAACCATGTTTAAGTTAATGCCGCCAGCATAGCCAAGCCCTGAAACTCCTTGCCATTGGCGAGAAATTACTAGGTTTCCAGCAAATACATCGTTATCCCATTTAGCTGTACCCCATATTGCAGTAGTCGTAGGGGTGTTTACAAAAGTGACTTTTCCAAGGTTATTTTGAGTTTGAAAGTCGGTGTTAATACCAGCATAAATACCAGGAGTGCCAACATCTACTAAGAATGTAGGGCGAACCATAGTAAAGCGCTTTTGTTGACCTGGTTTGTCAAAATAGCTATATGCCTGTTGACAAGTGGCTGAAATATTAGCTCCATTGTCAGCATTGGTATCAAAGAACTTGCCTACAAAACCATTCCCACCAAAGTACAAGTCATCATTACTAAGCTCAAAACAAGTTGTATTAATGCCTGTAAAGTTGCACCAAGCTTTGCTAATAGTGTGCATTACATATTGCTGAGTGCCTGTAGTATCTGGCACATTAATAATCAGCATATTTGGTTTAGCAAAGTAAATAACTTGCCAGCCATATTCAGTAGAATAAGTATCAGCAGCTAAAGAAATTGCATAATAAATCTTATCTGTAATGTTTACTCTAGGGTCTAATCGACTAGATTGCAAAGCAGAAGCCAATGGCACTAAACCATCTTGAGTAAGCAATAGGATGTCACCAGCCCACTTATAGTAGAACCTACGGCTAAATACATAGCCTAGTTGCCATACGCCTTTTAAAGCCCATGTGTCAGCATTTGATGGGTCTGTGCCGTTATAGACAATAACTTCGCCCATATTCGTAACAAAGACTGCGTAATCATCTGCGCCTTGTCCAGCGTCAATAGTCCAAGTAGCCATGCCTTGAAGGAAGCCACCATTACGAGCAATGCCACCAAAATCTAATTGAGAAGCTGCGCCACCTAAAGCATTAACAGGTAAATACCATACTTTGAGAGTATTCTTTTGCGTAAAATATAAACGATTTTTAAATAAGTTTACATTGGCAAATGTATTAGGGTTTACCCCAGTAACACCAAAATTAACTAAATAAGTACCAATGGTAAGGGCATCAGTAGCAGGGGTACTAGACATTGTGTATGTCAGGGTGCTTGCGCCTGTTACTGTAACAACATAAGTGCCGTTATAAGCCGTAGGAAGGTTGCCAGAGATAGTTATTTGATTGCCTGTCACTAACCCATGAGGAGTAGTGGTTGTCATTGTGGCAAGCGTTCCAACATGAGTAATAGAAGTAATGCTGGCAGCCGTTGTAGTCGTAGCCATCTTAATCCAGTTAGTGCCATCATAGATTAAAGTAGGGTCTGTGCCATTACAAGCTACTAAAAAATTACCGCCTGAATTGGTTATGTTGACATATTGAAACTTGTCATTGGTAATTGTATATACATTGGTCGCAGTAGCGGTATCGCAGTTATAAATAGCCGTACCAGCCGCAGCAAATAGTTTTTGAGTATTTGCGCCAGCATAATTCATTAATGTGTTAACTTTGCCTGTAATGCCAATAGACTTTTTAGAATAGCCTTTTCTTAACTGAACATCAGTAGGATTAGGGTATAAATTAGTTAAAGTCACCGCATCAGTAGGTGGCATTTGTGCAACAGAATCCCTAGCGTTCCATCCACCAATAGGTGATGTAATAGACGCAGTAAGGGCTGTAAATGGTTTAGCTCGCATTATGTGCCGTAGTTACTGTCAGGAATATTAGCCCATCCAATCAATACCTGGCTTGGATTAGGAGCAAATGATAGGTTAGGAGCGCCTTTATCATTAGCTTTAGCAATTGACAAATAACGCTGATAATCTTGATTTAATGCAGTAGTGTCAAAAGACTTAATTTGAAAGTATTTAAGCTTGGTGTAAAGCACCATGATACGGTCATCAAGAACAGTCGTATCATCATCATTTGTAAAGCTGTTTTTTATAGTGCCGTTAGCACTTCTTGCCCAACCTTTAGAACGGTATTCCCACCCTAAATACTCTTGGGTATTCATTGGCGGCCAGATTTGGAATTGGTTGTCTAAGATTCTCCAACGGATTCTAGGCCCAGTTGAAATATAACCAGACTTAAGCCATTGCCATTGTTGAGCATCTTCGCCACCCAACATTTCCCAATGTTTTGTCTTATCCCACATCGTGCGGTCTGTAATGTTTTCAAAGTCATCAGGAAGGTCATAAGCGGTTTGCGCCAATACAACAGAACCCGTACCTGTACCTGAAGCCATTTGGCTCATGGTAATTTGCTTTGAGGTGTTATTTGCTGATACTACATTGGTGTCTTGGTTAATGTTATAACCAGTAATCTGCCATTGATTAGTAACAGCACTAATATTAGTACCGCCAACTACGGTCAAAATGGTAGAACCATTGACTGTAGTGGCGTTTGTTGTAATAGCTTGAGTGTAAAAACGATACTGAACTTGTAAGGCTTGCCAATCATGTTCTTTAATTAACTCATACCCAGCAGCGTTCATCAAAGACAAGATTTGTTGCGTATCTTGGCTAGGATTTCCTGCCACATTGGGGGTAACGGCTAAATTAAGCTCAGATTGAACTTGATTTACGAGTTGTAGCATCGTTGATGACATATTAAGCCTCTGCTTCTACTTTGGTTTTGCGTGGTTTTTTAGTTCCAACAGCGGCAAGTAGAGCCGTCATCTGAGATTGCATCTCAGCCAGCTTTGCGTCTGTTTCTGCCTTGATTTTAGCATTTTCTTCTCTAAGTTGCGCTACTTCTTCTTCACGCTTAGAAATATCAGCAGTTTGGTTAGCTACAGACAGAAAAGCTTTGGCTTTGTCCCTAAAAGCATAAGGACTCATGCCAGCAATCATGCCAATACGCTGTAATTGTTGGTCACCGCAATTAGCGACCGCTTCTACAGTATAAAATTTGATGCCTTTGAGTTCTTCCGCTTGTCCCATAGTCAATAAAGGCCATTCTGATAGGGGAGTTCCTGTAAAACCTTCATGGTTTCCAGTTTTGTTCTGATAATCAGCCCAATGTAGCGGAAATCTGCGTTTATGGCGTTCTTCAGCAATAGTATCAATAATATTAAGCTGGTCACCAGGGGTCATAATTGTGATGAAATCCATCTCTTTAAAGATTGGTCTGCCTTGGGCAATAGTTTCATCTTTGATTTCTACTGGGCGCTTGTAAAAGCGTACTGCTAATTGTGAGTCTGCGTTATTAACATCTGATTCAATAGCCATTTAATTCTCCTAAGGGATTAGGTTGTTAAAAAGAAAAAAGGGACTCCCCTTGTGAGGAAGTCCCAGGGTACTACAGGTAAAACTTAAACTGAAGCTGCACTAAACCAGCCATAATCGCCAGAAGCCATTGCAACTGCTGGAGCTAGGTAAGTACCAGCAGAAGCGGTTGCTACAAAGGTTGAAGCGTTAATGGAGCAAGTTGTTGTAGAAGCAGTAATAGCTGCACCAGCTTTTGCCCAAACATATCTACGACCGTCAGAGCCAAATACTTCTGCTCCTAATGGGCCAAATGTTGGAGATGAACCGCCATTTAATGCAATTTCTGCAACTGTTTGTGTGTCATTAAAATCAATCCCAGACAGGGGAGTAATGGTATATGCCATGATGTTTCCTTTATATGTTAAATAGACTTTAATAAAAGGGGATTTCTCCCCAATTATTAGTTAGTCATAATGCCTTGCAAGAAGCTGTTTGAAGCTGTCAAGTTACCAGCCCAACCGTATAACTTCACGATTGCGTCTTGGTTAATTGACTGACGCTCACCACCAATAGGTACAAAATTGCGCTCTTTGTGTGGACGCAAGAAGATGTAGTTGGTGTTCAAGAAGTACATTGTGTTGCTAGGAGCTTGAGCGCCATAACCACCGCCTAATACAACATCAGCAGAAGTACCGCCACCGTAGAACTTCAAAGAAGCAAAACCAGCAGCGCCTGATTCCTCAGAAGCGATACGCTGAATAGCTTGCAATGACTGTACATAAGTGCTGTAGAAGTTGTTATCAGCAACAATCAAGTCAGCTTTGTCTGTTCCACGAACTAATTGAATAGCTGTAGAAGTCATCTTAGCCAAGATGTTTGATGTAGTGATAGCTGTGCCAGTTGTTGCCACATTGCGCCAAAATTCCCAGTTAGCACGATTAATACCACCGTATGTGCCTGTTGAAGGAGTAGAAGAAACAGCAGCAGCCAAACCATCAAGGTTCTTACCACCGTTGCCAGTACCATCAAGGTACAAGTCACCAGAAATACGGTTTAGCAAACGAGCTTCAGAAACTTGCATACGACCATCTAACAAGTCGATGATTGCTTCTTTGCTTGAGTTTTGTAACATTTCCAAACCAGACATAGTAACTGCGTCTGCGTACTGTGAAATCTTGTACTGAGCAGCAGAAATAGGGCTGTCTGGAGCAATATTCAATACTTCGTAACCGCTATATGAATTAGCGTTGTTAGTATTTGGGTCGTTGTACATGATTTCTTCCAAAATCACGTTACCACCTGAAAATGGGCGTACATTGCCCTTTTGTTGTAAACGCTGAAGAATTGCGTTGTTTTGTGTTAAGTTGTCTGCCAATTCACCGCTACGACTTTGAATGGTTGTAGCGATAATATCGGTAATTGCGCTATTAGCAAATGCCATGATAATTATCCTTAAAAAATGTGTCCAAAATTAGACTAAGTTAAACCCTACCGCTCAATGCGCCTGAATTTAATTGGTCGGCAATAATTGAGCGTCTATCCTTCTTATCTGTACCATTTGTCGATTGTCCGCTAGGAGTAACGGAGCGTGGACTAACAGCAGCAGCCTTAGCTTTAGCTACCTGATTCGCCTTTGAAGCTTGTTGCTTTGCACCAGAAATGAGTTTCTCTTGTTCTAAAGCCCATGCTTCATCGTTAATACGAACAGCCAGCTTATAAGCCGTTTTCAGGTCTTGGGCCTTCCCTAGCTCAAGGAGTTGAGCCATTTCTTCCCTTACCAATTCAAAGTGCGGTGCATTACCACCACTCTTAAAACTTTCAATCTCTCCCATGAGTCGATTATTCTCCTCTTGGGCAAATCTACTCTTTATTACACTTACCTCTTGATTTACCGATTGTAATTGGTTCATCAATTGTTGGGCATAAGGGTCAAGTTGTTGTACTTGGCCCATATTGTTTAATTGTATACCATAATCGCTTGCAAGCTTTTGAAACATTTGAACTTTTTGCTCTTGGGGGGCAGAACTTAGTACCATGTGCGCCCGACCTAGGTTATTAATCCAAGTAGCAGGATTGATACCTTGTTTTTGCAATTCAGGAACAAAAGGAATAATTGCCTCTTTTAACTGCTTGGCTTCATCAGCTTCAGCCTTATAGGTGCTTACGCCACGCTGGTATTCAGATTCACGCTGATTGGCATATTGGGCAAATTTAACAAAGTCATCTCTGTTAATCTGCTCGCCTTTCTCCATTTTGTCCCATATTTCCTTGTATTCCTTCTTCCAGGTAGTAGGGCGCTTGTACTCTACTTGTTCCTCTGTATTCTCCTCTGGCGCTCTAGCTTCAAGTTCAGCAGTTTTACCATCCGATTGTTCCTGTTCGTTAGCAAACCGCCCTTTTTCATCACGAGCCTGCTCATTTTCCTCAGATATGCTGTCTTTTGAAAGTTCAATTTCTACCTCGTCTGGTGATTCTAAAGTGCCTTCTTCAGCTTGCTCCATTGCAGCTTCTAGCATTGACCTACGGTCTAATTCTTCTGACATGATGTTCCTTATCTATAGTTAAGTTTGGAATACGCCAATTCAGCAATTTGACGCTTTCTTGCCTCATTAGATTTATTGTTAATTTCAATAGCTTTATGTTGCTGCGGTACATCATTACCAAGTTCAATCATGCGGTGCTGTTTGAGGTGGTTTCTATGCTCGCTACGGCTTTTAATCCATGAGCCATCAACCTGGCTTACATATCCGTCAATGTCAGACATCACCATAGCGGTTTCTTTGGGTGTCATTTCTAGCTTTTGTTTCCAAGCTTCTTCAGCTTCTGGGCTACCAAACTCAAATCCCCAGTAATAAAGGTATTTTTCTTTGTCATCCATTTGCGAATAGTCGTAATCTTCACTATTTTGTTTACAAGATGGGCAACATTTCTGAATCTTTACTAACATTACATTCTCCCAATAAGTTCAGGTATCTTGTGCAATTCATCTTCTTCGACTGTCACTACAGAGTCGTACCAAGAACCATGTTTCCAACGCCAGCATTTAAACTCTTTTTTAGGCATGATGCAGACGGTTTTGACACCCAAAGCACCAGCTAAGTGGGCTATGCCTGTATCAACAGTCACAAGTCCTTTACAGGCTTTTAAATGGCTTGCAGTCTTATTCCAATCCTCTTTCCAGCCATCGTTAGGCAAAGGTGACCAAAATCTATCTTCTTGGGGATTAAATGAATAAGCGTCATTACCTACTAATTCAAGCATAGTTTCAGGTCGCATCGTGCGGACATAATGCAAAAGACCCTTAGAAGTAGACCAATTTACTGCTAATTTCTTAGGGATATTGCTAGGAATAGCATCTAAATAGCCTTCTGAGCCTACTATCTTTTTGGCTGTTATAGGAAATAATGCCCTTGCATACGCTGGCGCTAGGCTAATGTAATAAGGCAAAGAAATTATGCCAATCCAATAGTCTGATTCAGTAGCTATGCCTTCTTGCGGCATATTGCTAAAGACATCAACGCAGTCCATTTGCCCAAATAAATGATGTAATGAGCCGTTTTGCAATAACACTACAGATTTAGCGCCCATGACCTTTAAAAAAGGCAGGAATCGAGCATATTGAATAATGTCACCAAAGCCTTGCTCTGCAAGAACAGTAATGGTTTTCCCTAACAGGCTTTCACCTCTCCAAACAGGCATTTTTAATGGCTGAGTGTACGGTTGAGCCTGGTTTGCCATCACCGCATCGTGCCAACGATACTCAAATAATCTAAATCCTTGTTCTAATCTGCCAGCATGAAGGTGTTCGTAGGCTAACTTGTATTGTTGGTGTGGATTTAAAGTAGTAGTAATAATGCTTCCTCATCGTCTAATTCTTGCAAGCGTCTTGCTTCTAAGATAGCCATTTCGGTTTGTATCCGAACTAGCTCTTGTCTAAGCATTACGCCATGCAAAAGTTCTTGTTCTTGTTTAACAAGGTTAGCGATGGTATTGTCTAATGCAGTTATCTCAGACGGTATATCTTCGCTAACTTCTTGATTGGATTGTACTTTATTTTTCTTTTGCTTGTTTTTAGGAGTTGGGTCAAGCAATTCTTTAATGCCAGCTTTACGGTCAGCTTTAGCTTTTCTTATAGCGTCTAATTTGTCTTGTTCAGCCTTTTGTTTTGCAGCTTGCAGGGCTTTATAACGCTTGTATTCTTTCTTGGTAAAGCCGTCATCACCACCTAGATTTGTAGGGGTAGGAACGCCAACAAAGCCAGTAATATTAGCCGTGTCGTTACTGTCTGTAGCTGAAATAGTGCCTGTAGATGGTACAAGAATAACGCCTGTAATATTGGCTGTATCGTTGCTATCCGTTGCCGAAATAGTCCCTGTAACAATAGGATTAGCTACCGTGCCTGTAAGGGTGGCAGTATCGTTACTATCGGTTACATTAATTGTTCCTGTAATTGCAGGAAGTTGTATATCCGATATTGGATTAGTCGAGAACGGGGTAAAACCTAGCATTAGCTACTCCATACCTCTGTTGGTTCTGTAGGGAATACTGAATCAAAAGCAGGGTTAAGCACAATAGCTCTCACCGCAGAACGATATTCTAAAAACGCTTGGCGGTTAGTCAAATAAGGGTTTGATTCGGCAGGGTCAGCAATACTAGCAATAGCTGTCCAATCGGTATCAGATAGAATTTGCTTGCCTTTGGTCTTGTTATTTGCGGCTAATTCTGCATTTTTGGCAGCAATTTGCTCTGCATCCATATCTTCAACAATAAACGATGTATACCATTGCAGGTCAATCTGAACCACAGGGCCAGAGATGACATATTGGTATGTTCCGCATGAAGGGTATGGGCCGTCCAACACCACATCAGCACCAAACTCATTAATGGTTTCTGTAGGGACAGGATTAGGAAAAGAGGTTTCAGGGAAGGTTTGTTCCCATTGTGGAAGGTACATAACCTCACCAGTATCACGAACTCGAACTAACATAATTTGTCCTATGCAATAGCCAAAAATAAATAAGAAACAGCGTTTGTATTAATAGCAGCAAAAATTGCAGCATTAACTGTAAAGCCACCAGCAGTTGTTGTTACAGAGCCTAATGTAGCTGATTCTGCTGCTGTGGAATTTAATCGTAAATAAGGGTCTGTAAGTGTAGTCATACCCCTAGC